ATTTGTGGTTCTGGTATTTTTACTTCTGGTATTTTTACTTCTGGTATTTTTACTTCTGGTATTTTTACTTCTGGTATTTTTACTTCTGGCATTTTTATACCCGACGCAAAATTTTTAAATTTTGCCTTTCCTTCTTCAAGAGCTTTGGCTGCTTTTGCCTTTCCTTCTTCAAATGCTTTTTTTGCTTTATCAGCTACGTTACTAAGTGTACTATTATCTGGTATTATTTCTGCTCGTTTCTCAGGAAGCGACTTTGATAATTTATCCAATTCATTTGATTTATAGAAATCTATTGATGTTAATCCAAAATAAGTGGCTATTAAAACAAGCAAAACAATAGCAGCACCAGTTGGTCCCAAAATAACATTTGCGTTTGTTACAAGAGGGATTGATATTAAAATAGCCAAAATATCTTTGTAATATGACATATTATTTTTAAATATAGTTCCAAAGCCTACATTATCTTTACCATTTAAATTACATTTATACCTGAATATAGCAAAAATAACAATAAACACAGAAACGATTGAAATGAAGAATCCTAAAAATCCAAACAACATAAAAAATAAAAATATAAATAAAAAGATGAATCCTACACCCATCCAATATTCTGGTTCATCTAGACTATAATATTCACTAGATGGGTCACGAATATCTTTTTGAATAAATAACCCTAGATTTGTAAACCATAAATAAACAAAATAAATAGGATTAACAAACATTAAAAAAATAATTATGAAAAATAACAATAGTATTGGTCCAAATAAAACAATATAAAAGTCATTTATTTCAAACTCTTTCATAGTACTAAATATTTCGCTCAATGAACCATAATTTAGTCGTATTATATTCTGCATTATATTAGCAGCAAAAATACTTACAACACCAGAATCTTTTTGTTTAAGTGAACGAAGTAAATCTAACAATGAATTACCAGTTCTATTAGAATTATAATCAAAAAATATTTTTTGACTGTATTCACCATCTGCGGTTTCATAAATATTTGAAACAACTTTCTGCATATTAGGTACTTTTTCAGTGTATGGATAATAATCCATATTTGTTGGAAATAATCCTGCCTGAGAACTTAATGTACCATATAATACAATTGCTCCTAATAAAAAATAAATAATAGCTTTTATAATGCTAGGAATAATAGCTTGAATATATTGTTTTAATGTTTGTGAATTAACACTAATACCTGATACACTATTAGTTTTTTTGTCGTCTATTGCCGATGAATCACTTGTTGTTGTTGTTGTTGTTGACATTACTATATTAAAATGATATAAAATTATTTGAAGGTTTTAATTAAAAACTAATTTAGTTAAGCTAAAATAAATTATAAAATAAAATATAAAATAAATATATGAGTATTTCTAAAAATCAATATAGTACATTATTATTGTTTATTGTAGTATTGGTGATGTTATTATTTTTATTTAAATGGATTAATTATTTAGTAGAAAATGGATATGTTTATAGGGGTTCAAATAAAAAAGTAATTAAAGAAGGGTTTAATTCTACTGAAAGTAGCAATACTAGTCATTCAGTTGATTTACCATTAACTACTACTTCATCTTGTAGTAATTTTTGTGGTCCAACTGCGCGTTGTTCTGTAACAGGTCAGCAATGCACGTCTGATATTGAATGTCCTGGTTGTCAGTCAAATGTGACTCAGCCTCAAAATCAATATACTCCTAATGTTCCTGGAAATGATGATGCGGGTAAATTAGATTATAAACCTGGTTATTCAACATTGACAACTGATATTGGTTCAACAGCGTCAATATATAATGATAATAAAATGGGGGCTCCAGTTCAAGCTAATTTTGGGAAAAATACATGGATTGATAAATTTAATGAAAGCAGACAATTATTTGATCAACGTTATAAACCGGCAGGGTTGGAAAATCTGCCTTCTTATCCAGGTCGACCATCAGCTACAGGTCAATTTGTAGATGAAGGACCATTAGCAGCAAATGCGTATTTAAAATAATCTGGTTTTTAGAATTTTATATAATTATATAATTATATAATTATATAATTATATTATATAAATGTCAAGAAATTTAGAATTGTATAATGCCGCAGCTCAAGGAAATTTAGCAAAAATTCAGGAACTAATAAATAGTGGTGGTGTTGATATCAACTGGGAAAATCCAGATTCTCAGGAAGAAACTCCTCTTTATGCTGCGTCATATCTCGGAAAACTAGATATAGTAGAAGCTCTTTTAGATAATGGTGCTGATATTAACTCTCTTAATAAAAAACTTATGACTCCTCTTATGATAGCAATTATTAATCATAACACTCCAGTAGTAAAATTACTTTTACAAAAAGGAGCTGATATGTATAAGTCAAATAAGTGGGGTGAAAGTGTTTTTGATATGGCATCGTCGTCTCCTGAAATGAAACAAATTTTGGACAATGAATTAAAGTCAAAACGCTTAATTGACAAGTATAAACACGGAATTACGGGACCCTATTTAGGGGGCAGAAGAAGAAAAACTAAAAGAAGACGAACAATAAAAAGAAGAAAACCTAAAAGAAGACGAAGTTCTAAATTGAGAAAATAATTTTTTATAATATTTTTTATAATATTATAAAATTTAAAAAGATTCTTTAAGTAGCATACATTAATCCAGCGTTACCACCAACAAATGTAACTACATTTATTCTCTCTTCAAACAAAACCAAATTAAAGTTATAGTCATAAATTCGCCATGTAGGTTTATTTATACCAATAATTTCACCAGTTTCAGGGTCACAAATAGTCAATACTTGTGCCAAAGGATCTAATGCTGGAACTACGGTAGTAAATTCCAGTTCAACATTGTTAAAACGATTCATATTTATTGCCCCGGATGGCTGTAAATCAAAAGGCCCATTATTAAGACAAAAGTTGTAACAATATAATCCAGATGGAGCATTACCAGAGGTTCTTACATATTTTTCCACATAATTATAGACACCTTCGGGTTGAAGGTTCTCTCTATATTGCCCATCTAAAAGGATTCCAAGAGCTACTAATATATTTTTTTGATTATCTGGATTATATATACCGGTAATCATATATCCAGTAGGAAATCCATTGGGGTTTAATCCAGGACCAATTGTGGCAGGTGGTGGTGTAGGATTTGGGAAATCACCACTTTCTGGTGCCATAATCAAATCACTTGGCAAATAATTGTACGGCCAGTTTGTATAATTTGACCACGTATTACGTAAATTGGCATCACTTCTCTGGAAATACCACATCCAACTTGATATTAAACCAATGGAATCTAATTGAACTTTATTGGGTCCAGTAACATTATAAAATATTTGCTCGTGAACTTGTTTAAACATATATTTTTGTTCATTTTTGGCAAATAATTTCTGTTCATCATTTGATAAGAAACAATAAGTACAATTTAAATGTATATCAGCGTTCCATATACTGCGTGTATCATCATAAGAATCTGGACCTAAATTAATATTTGGCGGTGTTTGTAAAAATCGATACATTTGCATGTAATATTGATTAAAATTTGGAGCCACATAAGGAAAATTGTTTACATAATCAAAAACATCACGAATCATAAATATTTCATTTATAGGACGAAATGTGATACTAACTTGTAATTCGTTGTATTGTAATGCTACTAAAGGGAAAGCCATCTGGGTTTTAAGATTAAACCATGTATTTAATGGTATATACAATATTCTTCCTCGTATTGATGGTTCAGCACCTGCTGGACTGGTCGTATAATAAGTATTTGGATAAGCATTGACACGAGCACCCGAGTTACCTGGGTCATTTAACTCAGGAATATTACCAATCATTTCATCAAATAATTGTTTTTTTACATCACTAAAGTCGCGCTGGACCATTGATAATAGGTATTGACCTGAATATTCTTGTAATTTTTGATTACCGCATGTAATTGTAATACGACTAATCATTTGCGCTCCTAAATTCTCAATCCATTTAAACTCATACGGCGACCAATCAGTGTAATTTAATGAACCATCTGGCAATACTACTTGTTGTGGTGGCATTATTGGCGACCATATATTTGGCATTTCTACTGATAAATACGTATCCATTAATAAATCAGCATATCTAGGTATTTTAAAATCAAACGTTGATTCTTCTGTTAAACGAAGAGTTTTAGCACCTTGATAATCAACCCTGAATTTTTGAAGCCCGAAATTAGTATACTTTTGATATGTAGCTTTCCAGAAAGTTTTACTAGGGTTTCCATTTAATATAATATTTTGCTGTCCAGAACTTACTAAATTTAAAAGACCTCCTGCCATAATTACTATATATTATGAATATTATTTAACTGTTTTGATTTATTATTAAATTATTAATTCTTTATCAATTAATTCTTTATCAATTAATTCTTTAATAATTGATAAAAAAATAATATGTTATATTAAGTATGTCTGCAAATCCTGGGAAAAGTTTTACCCCTAATATTGAAAAAAACCCTATAAATAAATTACTTGATTCTGTTAAAAACTTAGACGAAGATTATATTTACGGTTTTATATGGTATTTTATATTTTTAATATTACTTTTAATGGCCTTTTACCTTTACTATATTTTTAATTTGGACAAGAAAGAATGTAATTTTATGGAAAATATTTATAGTTCATTGGATGGTAATATTAGGTCTATTAATTCTGCCGACCCTGACTGTAGTGGAAATTTAAACGATTATTATATTAAAACTGCGTATAACGCATGTAGTGGTGGTAGTTATAAAAATGATTTTGTTAATATTTGTAATTTAAAGACTATTTTAAAGCAAGGTGTTAGAGGTCTTGACTTTCAAATTTTTTCAGTTGATAATAAACCAGTAGTAAGCACATCTACCCAAGATAGTGTTTATATTAAGGAAACATATAATTCTGTTCCATTTTCAGATGTTATGAATATAATTCAAAATTATGGGTTTTCCGGTAGCACAGCTCCTAATTACACTGACCCAATTGTAATCCATTTAAGATTCAATAGTAATAATCAAAAAATGTATTCTAATTTAGCAAATATATTTAAATCATATGATTCATTGATGTTAGGAAGTCAATATAGTTTTGAAAATGATGGTTTAAATCTTGGCAGACAACCATTGCTTAACTTTAAAAATAAAATAATATTAATTGTTGACAAAACCAATAATTCATTTATGCAAAATCAAGAATTTCTAGAATATGTAAATATGACTAGTAATTCAGTTTTTATGAGATCTTGTAGGTATAACAATGATGTTGTAAATAATCCAGATGTTACTGAATTGACCGAGTATAATAAAACAAATATGACGATTGTATTGCCGGATAATAGCATTAGCCCTGCGAACCCAAGTGGTCTTTTATCTAGAAATTATGGGTGTCAAATGGTGGCAATGCGCTATCAATATGTAGATAATTTTTTAGAAGAAAATGCGTTGTTTTTTGATGGTGTGGGTTATGCTTTTGTGTTAAAGCCTGCTTACCTAAGATATACGCCAGTTACTATACCCGCACCTACACCACAGAAACCTGAATTATCTTACGCTACAAGAAACGCAACTACAGACTATTATAGTTTTAATTTTTAGGAAAAATAATGTTTGTTTATTTTATTTATATATAATATAGATGACTGAAACAGATAAAAAATCTACTTCTATTTCAAGAATAATACAATTATTTAATGAAATTGAAACTACTCCTGGAAAAAAGGAGGACAATTTTGAAGCAATTAAAGAAATAGTAGACAATATTTTAACAAAAAAAGGTATGAATGAATTAACCCATAGGAGGGAATTTGCGGGTGAATTAGAAATAATTTATAATGCTGTTAT